AATTGGTAAGAATAAAAAACCCTTAGATAAATCTAAGGGTTTTTAATTTTTATACAAAATCTACTTGAGCTCTTTCTCTAATCTCTTCAAATGTCCATTCCTTTTTTAGGTATCCGTCTAAAAAGACTTCAACCAATTCGTCTCCGATTTCATCATGTGAATGTTCAATTGTTTCCCAGTTACCGTTGTTGTATACCAACTTCAGACGACCAGCTTTTGACCTCTTAAATGAAGCAACTCTTTCTCCGTTCTCGTTAATTTCAATTGGGTTCTTACGAATGTCGATTTCTTCACCGTTGATAGTAATAGATGAACATTTGAAAGCAAATTTCTGAGTATCTCTATCTACCTTTTGAAGTAAAGCACCACCCATACCAAATGCGATGTTTTCAACTGAAAATCCTTCTTCTACCATCATATCTAAGATATCGACAATAGATTCATAGTTAACACCATCACCTTGGATTACTCTAACGTGTGGGTCGATAACTTTAAATCCTTTATCATTGATAGTCCCACCAAACTTATCCCAAAGAATATGGAAAATTTGTTTAAGTGTTTGTCTAGGATCCCCACTATCAGGTCTAATTACAAGACGACCATCACGACTTAAAATTTTATCCCTTAATGCAGTTCCCCAATAGTCTTTACAAGCTCTAATAATATCGAATGAGTCTGATACACAAGCGACTAAACCTGTTGGGTATTGGTCTAACATATTCTCAAAAGCTTTTACTTCAAGTGGTTCTGTCCAAGAAGTAATAGTTGAGTGTTCGGATGCTGGAATCGAAAATGCCAACATATCATCACTATTATAGTATTCTTGTGCTAATAGTATTCCTGGTACTGTGTCTGTTCCTAAGAAGTTAATAATATGTGCGGAACATCCTATTGCAGATGATTCAACTGAGCTAGCTCCACGGAACCCGAAATCATGTAACATGAAAGATACAATGTTTTTAATTCCATCACTATCATATGATGTAGTTTTCTTCAAATAAGAAACGAATATTTTTTTAATTTCTCTTGAAAGAGTACCAACGGTTGTTGGATACCATACTTGTAACAATATACTTTCTAAGTAATTTGTTAACCAAGGAACTTCTGGGTCAGTGTTTTCAACTGTAACAAGTACGTTACTTGTTTTCACTGAGGATCCTTCAGGAACTGCTTTTATTCTAACTGGCAATCGACCATCATGTTTTTCAAGAATGTGCATCCATCCTTCTAAATTAAAATGACCTGGTCCTAAATGTGCGTCATAAAATTTGTGTGCTTTGGTAATCTTCTCAAGAGTAACAACTTTACCTGTTAGGTATTTCTTAATGAAATACTGAAGACCATAAAGCATTGTATTATCGAATTTACCCCCTCTTGATTCTAGGTAGGAGTAGACCTTTGATGTACCTTTTGGGTATTGCTTCCAGTGTGTTGGTTTATAACTATCTGTCAGCGTTAAAATGTTGTCGTTAAACATATATTTTGGTTTTAGTTTTATTCAAATACATATACAAATATACGAAGTTTTTCGTTATTTTCCTAACTCATTTTTGATTAGAAATCTCATTAATTCTTGGTGTTCTTTTACCATATTTTCAAGACTAATAGAGTTTAAATCAAACCATCTAAGTTCAGAAATCTCTTGTGATGGTTCTATTTGACCGAACATGAATTTACATTTGAATAATATAGTTGTTATTTTATCTTCTTCTGAACGATATCTCCAATCGTCAACCCTCATTGACGTTAGATATTTTAAATCTCCGATTTCCGCATGTCCTGCTTCCTCATGGAATTTACGTTTAGCTGTCATTTCATAGGAATCATCATTTGGATGAGTAAATCCCCCAATAAACCTCCAACCATCTTCAAATGGCTTTTTAGCTAATAATACTTTTGTTCCATCTTCATTAAATGGGACAACATCGACACAAGGGTGTACTTTTGGGTATTGATTATATGATTGGTAAATTACACCTGCTCTGAAATCAGATGAGTCTTGTACTTTTTCAGAGACCATCTTTCTGACTTCGGTTCCTGATACGAAGGTGTGTTGTTCTAACTCTTTACAGTCGAATTGACCTCCACCTTTTTTATAGTATGGGATAAATGAATCTCTACCACCATACATTAAAACATCACCAATTGGATAAATCTCTCTAATTCGTTTATCCATTTCGAGTGACCATCTTTTATCATCACCAAAATCGGGAAGAGCCAATATAGTAATATTGGGATATTGTTTTTGAATCATTCTTTTTCTTGTCTCAAAGTCAAGAGGATTCTTTTTAGTACTTGAAGTCCTTGTTACACCAAGGAATAGTATTACTTTTTGATGATTATCAACGACTTGATTTATCAAGTATCGATGAGCATCATGTAGTTCGTGAACTTGAAATCTACCACATAAACATCCGATTGGGTATTCTATATTTTTCATAATTTTACTTTTTGTAAATCCATTTACTTTTTTTATATGTCTTTTTTGTACCCCAAAGACAACCATATATTACTCTCTTGTTTATACCAAGGATATTTGATGCGACAGTTGCGCTTTCCCACTCAATTATCTCTCCGGTTTCCTTTATTTGTATGATTGGTTTATAAAGAGCTTTTGCTTTTTTATCTTTTGTTTCCTGACTCTGTTTTTTACCTATATTATGTTGTCTTATTTTATCCTTGGTTTCTTCTGACTTTGGTTTACCGGTATTTGATATTCGTATTTTCTCTCTCGTTTCTTCACTCCTTTTTAATCCAAGGTGGGAATTTAATCCAGCTATATGTGTTATATTTAAGTCTGGTTTAAGACTATCTAAATATCTTTGTTCAATTTCTATTATATCTTCTATATTATAAACTAATTCTAGTATATTAAACTGAAACTTATCTATTCCATATTTATTGAAACTATTCTGTAATTTGACAGAATGGTGCTTATCCTTTTTTAAAAGATTTAAGTGTACTCTCTTTCTTCGATGAAAATCGACTGCGCTACCAACATATATTTTACCATTCTCAGTATTTTCTATTGAATATATACAAGTAACTTTCATCTACTTTTTTATTTTATATATAAAATAATTCATCCTACCTACAATAGCACCTAATTGAGTATTTTGTTAATTCTATTTTCCCTTAATTCCTGTTTAAGGCTGGGTATATAATTTGAGAATTTATTGATAATTTCTGACCTTGTTTTTGATACATCGCGCATTTTAAGTGATTCAAGATTCAAGGTGGTGTTAGTGTAGTTAGTATGAGAATTATTATTTGAGATAATATCTATACAATAGAGTAAATATTCTTTTTTGACGTCCTTATCAGTTATTTCTTCTGACCAATCTAGTAATTCCTTGTGAAGTTTAGACCAATCCTTCATTTTTTTCATTGTTTTTCGATGTCCACTAACATCCAAAACAAAGGATAATAACATTTTTATTGCGAAAAAGGCTGGTATTAATAAAATTAATGTAGTAATTGTATATAACATCATGTTTAAATTTAAACAAATATACGAATAATTATCTTATTATAAAAGTTTTTTAACATTCTCATTTACAAACTTTTCAATTTCTTTAAGTTTCTTTCTAGTTGTTGTTACATCCAACTGTATTCTCCATCTTTTAACTTGTTCATCATCATCGTCAGGTATTTCCTCAACAATTATATCTAAGTCTTGTTCAACAACAAGTTCTTCTTGAAAGACATCAAATAGTAGATTACCATCTTGGTCTGTAGCCTCTCTCATCTTATCCTCTGTTAGGATTTGAGTTCCACCCATTAGATCAATGGTATATTCTCCATTTTCATTAGATTCAAATATTCTACCTTTATCAAATAATTTTATTTCTTTGGCCATTCCTGGAATTTTTATGACCATATCTTCTTTTAATATAAATTTAGGACTCATCCAAATTATTTTTCTTTTTATATAAAATATTTTATATATAGTTTATGTGTAAAAATCATAATCATAATCATAATCATTCCTCTAAATTATCAAAGTTTGATGATTTCATTTTAGAAAGTAAAGCTGCAATTCTTTTACTTGAGGGAAACCTTACGGCATCTGATAGATTTCTTAAGAGACTTCTAGCCATAAGACAAAATCCAATAGCTGATACGCTATATAAAGCATTTTCTGATGAAAAGGTAATTGATAAGGACCTTGCCCAAAATTGGGTTGATATAACTGATAAAGAAGATGTTGTTACATTTATGCCTGATAGAGCAGCTAGTAGATTAGATAATGATAAATCTAAAATATTCTCAGCTAAAGGCAGAAATGAGATTAAAGTTGGTAGATTAGCTAGAGCTATATTGACTGAACTTGGTCAATTACCAGTTGATAAAGATATTGAGGTTTTTGTTAATACATACAAATCAGCTAATATAGACAATTCGAAGAAGTTTGAACTAGTTAGTGGTCCAATTATTAAAAAATACTACGATGGTAGTAGTTATGTTGCTGATAAAGGAACACTTGGTGGGTCTTGTATGAAGGGCAGAGACTGTCAAACATACTTTAAATTATATACTAAGAACCCTGAATACTGTCAACTACTGGTGTATTTAGATGAAAATGGGAAAGTTCTAGGAAGAGCTCTTCTTTGGAAATTAAAAAGTAAAGAGTTATATAATCCAGATACACAACTACCAGTTGATTGTCCTGCTGAATATTTCATGGATAGAGTTTATGTCGCAAATGACTCTGATGTTATTAAATTTGTTAACCTTGCTAAAGAAAGAGGTTATCTTTATAAGTATAAAATGACTTATGATAATCGAGGTGAAGAAGTTACGTGTAGACAATGTAATGGTGCTTGTAAAATAACAAGACCTTGGGGTAAAGGAACAAGAGTTGTTAATTGTCCATCGTGTGGTGGTGCTGGTAAGGGTATGTCTGGTGATAAAGGAATGGATGGTTGTAAATGTCCTACTTGTGCTCAATCATATTGGAATAATCAGTGGAGAAATGCTGGAAGTATCACTTGTCGTGATTGTGATGGTGATGGTTCTCTTCCTTGTCCGGCATGTAAAGATAAAGAAGGTAGCCACAGTCCAGGTGAAATAGAGTGTGAAGAGTGTGATGGTAGAGGTGAATATGACTGTGAGAATGATGGTTGTAGATATGGTACTATATCTTGTAAGACTTGTGGTGGTGATGGGTCCATTGGTAAGTGTAAAAACTGTGATGGTAATGGTAGACTTGGTAAGTGTAAGAATCCTTCATGTGATGATGGTCAGGTGAAATGTGCTGTATGTAAAGGTACAGGAGATAGACCTAAGAATAGTAAAAAACCTTTATGTCATGAATGTGCTGGTTTACTAGAGATATTAATGGATGAACTAAAATCTGGTCAGAAAATCGGAAAATGAAATACCTAAAGACAATAAATGAATTATTTGATGATCCTGATGTGAAATCTAAATTTGAGATTCCATATTTGAAGGGTGATCTTGATCCTAAGAATATTTCTAAGAATATAGTAAAAGATGGTGATAACCTATTGGGTAGACTATCTATGAATTGTCCATATATCGGACATCTTTCTTATAAGAGACTTAGTAATAGTTTATTAAACATTGGATTTCAAACAGAAGTTAATTTAGACGGTGTTATCTATTTCGTGATAGAGATAATGGAACATGCATCTACTAAGAAGTATATTTGTAATAGTTATGCTAAATGTATAATTGATGGTAAAACCGTATATGATAAAAAAGTCAATAAACCTCTTATGGGTTATAATGAGTTAGTATCGTTGTTAAACAACGAGGTTTTAGACATGTTAATTGATTTCAATAATTTCACTAACGATAATTATAAAATTAAAGAGTTTCCATTTACTGATAGGAACTATATGAGTGGATTAAATCTTGGTAGAAATTAATTATTTACCAAGATAGTTCATCAATTCAATCATATTCTTAATTGAATATGATAATGACTCAAGATTTCTCACAGAGTCTCTTAAGAATTCAATGTAAGATTCTATCAATTCTAAACTTCTATCATTTTCAGCAACGTGAGCATCAATAAGTATTGCTTTTTCACCTAAATTTGTTTTTATTCCAAACCCAGTTGCATAGAACACGAACTTATCTTGTCTTATCTTTTTAATCTTAACAGTTTCTCTACTTCTTCTATTTAAGAAATAGTTAATTTGTTCATTTATATTTTGACGATATGTGAGAGCTAATGATTGTGCGTTAAGTATTTGTTTTGAATTTGCTGGATTTGATAAATCCACACCAAGTACTTTGAACAAAGGTTCAACATTTTTATTCCATTCTTGTCTCTTCTCATTAAAAAATTCTTCCAATTTATCATTGGTTTCTTTTGTTTTATTTATTCTATCTAGCTCGTCTTGGTTATATAAATTCATCTTTTTGAGTATTTTTCCTTCTTTATTTATTCTAAAGAATACTTTTTGTTTTAATATATATCAAAAAAATAATAAATTTTATGAATATAACAGTCGATACACTTAAAAATACTATTTCAAAATTAGGTTATAAATGGTATACTGATAGACCAAACTTAATTGGTATCAGATCTACTTTAGATGTGGCTGATGCTTTCAATGACTTTTTCTGTATGGTTTATACAGTACCAGTTATGCCTTCTAATATTTCTCTAAAAGAGCAACAAATATGGTTGAATAAATGGGGATTTAAAGGAGCTGATGGTAAGAAGTTATCTGAAGATGGATCAGCTGGTAAAAATACAGATTATGCTTTACAACAATATAATTCTAAGGTTGGTAAAGAAGTTATTAATATATTTCAAAATACTACTAACCCAGGAGCATATTGGATGAATAATCCAATGAGTAAGTTGGGAACTGCAATTCTTAAACCTGGTCAATGGGTTGATTGTTGGTCGAGAGGATTTCACCAACAAAAAGCTGACCATAGAGCACTCGTACAAACTGCTAAAATAACAGTTTATAGAGATAATAATAAAGATAGTTACTACCAATTAAATGAAAATCAAGTTGAGACTGGACTATTCGGTATTAATATACATGGATCTGGTAAATTAGCCCCATCTAAACAGATTGGTAAATGGTCAGCTGGTTGTCAAGTTTTTTCAAATTGGGAAAATAAGGAATTTGTGATGGATATATGTGATAACTATGTTAAAGCTACAAACAATAAGTTTACTTATACATTAATAAATGAAAAGGATTTATCATAATTTATAATTTATATATAGTTTATATCAAAAATATCAGTAAATAGTATGATTCGTAAATTCGTAAATTTTATAAATGAAGAGCTTAAAATGGATAAAATGGATCCTGCTTCTCTGAATAAGATTAAAGAAAATTTAGTCGAGAGACTAGATGAGTATAAGGAGTATGTTCTATCAAACATTCAATATGATATCAAAACCAACAAAGTAATTTATGATGAAGGTTTTGATAATATTGATATTAGTGTTATCCTAAGGGAGTTAAGAAATGAATTCACTCCTGAGTTGGTAGAGGATTTTAATATTGAAACTTTCTTAAGAAAGATATATCAAATAATTGACCTTAGAAAGAGAAATACTAAAAAACAATTGAGAAGTGAATTCCTTGAGTATTATATATCTTTAGATAATAGAATTGATAAGCTTCTTAAAAAATCACCTGAACCAGAGGTTACATTTGGTGAGATAGAAGATGAAGATTCATCTATTCTTGGGAGAAAAGAATATGAAGCTGAGAAGTATGATATTCAAGTTGAATTAATGAAACTTCAAGAGTGGGTAATGAAGAACAAAAAGAGAGTTGCTATTGTTTTTGAAGGAAGGGATGCTGCTGGTAAAGGTTCTACAATAAAAAGATTTACAGAATACCTAAATCCAAAAGGATTTAGAGTTGTTGCACTTGGTGTACCTACTCCAGCTGAAAAGAAAAACTGGTTTGGAAGATATGAGAAACACTTACCTAAAGAAGGTGAGATAGTTTTCTTTGATAGATCTTGGTATAACAGAGCAGTTGTTGAACCAGCTATGGGGTATTGTACCGAAGATCAGTATATGGACTTCATGGATAATGTAATTTCATGGGAAGAAGGATTAATGAATGATGGATTGATTCTAATCAAGCTTTGGTTCTCTATTACAAAGGAAAAACAATTACTGAGATTTGAAATGAGACAAAAGAGTCCATTAAAATATTGGAAATTCTCTCCTAATGATGCAAAAGTTGTTGATAAATGGGACGTTATAACTAAATATAAAAATCAAATGTTTAATAATGCGTCTAGTTCTAAGTCTCCTTGGGTTATTATAAATTCAAATGATAAAAGAATTGGTATGTTAAATGCGATGAGATATGTTCTGTGGGATATAGACTATGATAACAAGAACGATTCTGTTAGTGAGTGGTATCCTGAGGTAGTAAATATAATTAAATAATATATGAGAAAGATATTTAAATTTGGAGATTTTATAAAAGAAAGTATTGACTCTAACGGTCTTATTAAGTATTCTTTTAGTTTTCCTGTTACTAAAAAGTACCAACTTAAAGATGATGGGACTTGGACTTGGGATGAAGTTTGTGATTTTCTTAAGAGAAATGGTACAGATTTGAGAAGTGATGTTGAAAGTGAAATGGATTTAGAGGATGGTGAGGAAAGAGAAGTAACTGATGATGATATTGACAACTATGTCAATAAATATGGTAGAACTGGTAAAAGTAGAATGGGTAGCTGGGATAAATTCAAAGAAGATTATGGTCTTGACTTTGATGGTGATATGGAGATGGAAGATTATCGTGTTATGATGGATGATTTTAATGAAGGTGATCTTGAACAATATTTTGATTTTGATAACTATCAAGGAGAACCTTTTGAATTATATAACCTTCAATTAGTTGAACCTAAAAGAAGAGGATATTATGGGTCAGCTGAAGGTACATTTGAAACAAATATTGAATTAAATGAAGAACAACTAAAACATATAAAGGGTTACATCTCAGGTCAATGCTCTGATGGTTGGGGTGAAGGATTTGAACAACAAAGTAGAGATGAAGAAATGGATGGATTAAACTTTGAAACATCTATACATCCTTGGTCTTATGATAACTGGAATGTTACTATAAATAAAATATAATATGGAAAATATACAATCATTTGATAGTTTTAATGAGAAAAAATGGATAAAGGATGCTGTTAAGAATCCTGGGTCCTTAAGAAAATCTCTTGGTAAAAAAGAAGGAGAGAAAATCTCTAAAAAGGAGATTAACTCTGAATTATCTAAACTTAAAAAGAAGGATAGAGATAAAGATAAACCAGGTCTTCAACTTGGTAAAAGAGATAGTGATAAGCATAAGAAGCTTACACTTGCTAGAACATTTAAATCAATGAAAGAAAGTAATGATGAATCACAAAATTATATGTTTTTCAATAATCTACAAACAATCAAAAGGTTAGTTGATGATATGTTAGAAATGGATGAGAAAGAAGTTGATGATATGTTAACAAATGGACATAATTGGGCACTTGATCATATGGCTACATCAAAAGATGATGTTGAAGAAGTTTATAATTTCCTTAGAGGTAATAAAGATAGAGAAGATTAAAATAAAAACCACTCAATTGAGTGGTTTTTTTATACCTTTTTATCAAATAAATACAAGTCGTAGACTGCATTTCCTTTTACTCTTTTAATATTCTTTAGAGTAGCTCCTGTTGTTGAGTCCAGTACTTTATAGACACCTAAATTGATACCCTTTTCATCTAAGATTTTAACAGTATTTCCTGGTTGACCAAGTGCTCCTAATATAGCTACATATTTATTACCGTAGATACTCTTCAAGAAAGATACTCTGAGGTTAACTATATCCTTTGAGTTATTTATGTAAGCATTTTCTAGTGGTTTTGTTAAGTCTAATTGTGTTTCAGTTGTTTTAACTCTAACTGTTACAAACTTTCTTGTTTCCTCACCCAATGTTACCTCTTCCCTATCTTGTATCTGATTTGATTTAACTAAAGCTTGTTGATTTCTTCTAATTTCATTGAAATCTGCTCTTGCAATAATACCACCTCTCATTCCTTTATCATTCATATTATAACCAGCTGGTGGTAATCTATAAAATGATCCAGTAAATGTAATTGATAATATTCTATCTGCTCTAAAAAGTCTCCAAATCTTATTTATATGTCTTTTCTGTGAAACTGACCAACCATTTAAGTGCCATCCTCTGATCAAAACTTTACCTTGTGTTGATCTACCTAATACCATTGGATAAATAACCCTTTCATGACCAGCAAAGTGCTTATCCTTTTCACCTTTATAGTTTAATAAAAATATCATTCCATATTTTATAGCTTTGATCATTATATCATCACTATATTTAATAGGCTCGTTAATTGGAATATTTGCTATCTCTTTAGCATTTTTAATATTAAATCTTGGTATATACTCATTATCTTCAATAAGATTGAAGTTTTCATTTTTTATAACGTATTCTTTTACTTTACTATTAAATGAATTTGACCAAACCATATCTGGTTTTCTTGCGTCTTCGATTTCACTTCTAAGAGCATTCCTTTTTATAAAACTAGGCTTTTTATCCATAGAGTATATATTAATTAGTATCCGTCTTTTTTAATCTTAGTTTTGTAATATCAACCGCTCTCTGATTAATATCACATCCTATAAACTTTCTATTTAATTCACTACAAACTACCGCTGTCGTGCCACTTCCTAAGTAAAAATCAGCCACTAAGTCATTTTCATCTGATGAGGATTTAATAATCCTCTCAATTAGGGATTTGGGTTTCTGAGTATCATATCCAACTCTTTCCTTTTTATCATTTTGACCTAAAATATTCATAGTCCAAACATCTCCTATCACTTTACCATCAGGATGATAGTATTTTTCCTTTTCATATCCTCTTGGTGCTGATAAAGAATATGGTTCCCTTTGTGGGTTAAACTTATAATTATCAGTCTTGGTATATCGATAAATTGTATCATGTCTTTTACCAAAGTCATTTTTCTTTCTAGGAGCTGTATTATAGTACCATATAATTTCATTTCTCATATTATCATATCCAAAAATATCATCCATTATACATCTAATCCAATGATTTATCTTAGTATCCATTTGTAGATAGATTGTCCCTGTATCTTTTAGAACACGATGCATTTCTTTTAATCTTGGGATATATTGTTCTTCTATATCAGACTTAATTGGTTTAAGGTCTTGATAGTCGGAAAATTTTCTACCTGTTCCAAAAAGGACATCCGAGTAGATAAGATCTATTGATGAGTCTGGTATTTCTTTCATAAATTCTATGTTATCTTTACACTCTATTCTCATATAAAATATTTATTTATGTTTAATTTTAAATTATTCCACTCATCCATAGTCATATCATTCTTACATCTATTTTCAAACCAAGTTAAAATTTGTAGATTTTCTAAATCATTAGAACCTCCCTTTGATATCGGTATTATGTGGTCTATTGATGGTTTAAGGTACGTGTTTTTGTTGGATGATATCCAATTATCATAAATTCTATTAAAATTATCATCATTATAGAATTTATCTAAAAAATCCAAATATTTGGATTTCTCTATCCTGTCTCTAGTTTTGGATATTAGTCTATTTAATACTATAACTTTATCAATGTCTTCAAATTTAAGTAGTAGATTAAAATCTATATCATAATTCAAGCTTTTAAACATGTTATGAAACCTAGATTTTTTATTCATCTTCTTCCCTATATTTGAAGAGCTAATTTTACTTTTATGTTCTTCTGTGAATGTTCTAGGTTCATATCTAAGGCATCCACAAGATTTTGTATTTCCACTTTTTAGGTGGTTATATAGTGCTATTGTATTTACACCACAATCACATTCACATTCAAGTATAATTTTATTATGTTTATTTCTCCCTATTATTTTGGAAATTTTTAAATTATTAAACTTATCTCCTATTTTAATTTCTATCTTCTTCATATCTTATATATTGAGATTTACTCACTACATATTACAATAATATAGTTATATGTTTAAAATAAAAAAAGAGACTCAACGGTCTCTTTTTTTATCTTTTTAGTTGTAAATTACTTTACACATGCTGTGTCACATTTAGTTGTGTCAGCACAACAAGCTGCTGAATCAGGTGTTGCTACAACAGCTGTGCTGTCAGTAGCAGGAGCCTCAGCTGTTTCAGCTGATCCACCACAAGATGTTAGAACTAAAGTCACTGCAAATAATAATGCGATTTTTTTCATAGTTTTTGTTTTTTTATTGTTTTTTAATTTATTGTTTCGAGTTATATATATTATTCCAATAGTCATTTGTTTTAAAAAGGTGATATATTTTTTAATATATACCTAAAATACAAAGAGTAAATTATGAATTACATCAAGAAATTCGAGGGTTTTGACTTCACCCAGACGATTCCAATTACAAGTGAAAATTTTTTAACAAATTATTATCATTGTGATTCTTGTAATGCTCTTTGGAAGGAATTCAATAAAACTGCAGATGTTTGTAAATTTTGCACAGGTCCTGAGATAGAAGAATTATCTGAAGATGAATGGTATGACTCAGTTAAAGGTAGATTAGACGAAGATGAAATTAAAGATTTAGATGAAGAAAGACTAAGATCTGAAGAATATTTCATTGATTTATCAGATGATGAAGATTTATATAATGATGAAAATTAATTAAAGTATGTCAATTAATAATAGAGAAGATGCTAATAAATATTATCAAGTCATAAACGGACTTGTTGATGATTATATTGATAAATGGAAGGTTAGACCATCTAATCTTAAGAGATATTTACAACCTGGAAGTGAGAGATTCAATAGATTTCTTGAAAGAAATGGTCTTAAAGAGATTAAAGGAGCTGAAAGAGTATTGAGAGATGTTATAGAAGACAGAGAAAGTATGGAGAAAGATGGTGTTATTACATTTGAGAACTTTAACCTATTTGAGTCTGAGGAGTTTAAGTTATCTTCATTAAAGCAGTGTTTATATAAAGGCATCGAGAAGTCATCTCGTACACATGAAAAGATTTTAGCTGATTGTTTTGATACAAGCCTTGGTCACATCGATATAGTTGATAGTGATAAACATATATTTAGTGTGGATGTTTGGGGTAAAAAGAATGATGTTGTTATTTATAGTAAAGAGGAAATTGATATGATAACAGAAAATATGTTAGAATATTTATTTACTGAAATTAGAAATAAAAAAGTTGAATTACCTGGTAATATAACTGTTAATTTAAGTAACCTAATAACAGAAGAATCGTTTAAAAGAGAAGTAGAAGAAAACATCTTCTCAGTAAACAAACCTGTTAATCTAGTAACTCAATGTCTTGGATATGATTTTAAATCTGAGTTTGAAAACTACTTTATCTGGATAAAAAATGATTAATAGTTATGTTTTTATCTCTATTTTATCTACTTGTTGCATTTCTACCAGTAATAGCTTACATCTTTATTATTTGGGCAACGACTCCTTACAAATCAATTAATATTAGAACTGCATTTTTGTACTTAATATCTGGGTTAATCAGTATTGGTATAATCCTAACCTACTTTAGGTTATTTCCTTCTTGTCAAGATGTTGTTTTATTCTCAGATATGAGTATGTCTCTCTTGTTTTTCTGTTTTATACAAGTTGCTTTAGTTGAAGAGTTATGTAAATTGGCTGCCTTTTCTATTGGTGATAGATTAAGGATTGATGAAAGAGACTATGACTCACCAATAGGTACTATGTTCTATTGTGGTATATCAGCTCTTGGGTTTGCTTTCCTTGAAAATGTTAACTATGCACTAACATATGGTGGTGAGGTTCTAATACTTAGAAGTGTTGTTGCCTTACTTGTTCATTTTCTTTGTGGTTTGATAATGGGTTACTGGGTAGCTTCAAGTAGATTGCCATCCAAAGTTGAAAATCGTTCTTTCTTTGAAGTTATTTTACATCATAAACCAAAGGTTAAAAAGATTGTTTACTATTCTATTGGTGTTTTCTGTGCTTTGATATTACATGGATTATACGATTTTAATATCTTTAGTGGTGGAAATGATGCTACTAGTTATATGATTATCTTTGGTGGTGTGATTTCTGCATATTTAGCTGCAAAAAGTTTAATAGAAAAAGCAAAGTTTTAAAAGTCATGTAACACCATGATATACTTTACACTTAATTATATTTATATATAACATATTGAAAAAAAAGAATATAACTACTAATGAAAAAGTTCAATGAATTTAATAGATTAAATGAGTCTTCTGATCCAGAACAAACTCTCTTGGAAAATTTATTTTCCTTTTTCTATAAAAAATATAGTAAGGTATCAATTGCTGAAGTTGAGTCTAACTTTGTTAAATCAGCAACTAAATTAGTTAGTGGTGGTGAGATAAGTGAAGAAGCTTTTAATGAATTTTTAAAAGCTAAAGGAATTGACCCAAATACTATTTCTACAAAAACTAGAGATACTAGTGGTTCAATGAAAGTTTCTAAACCAAAATTAAGAGAAATTGACGATTTTGATGAGGATGACTTATCAGACTGTGGAACTACTAGAAGAAGAGGTAATAATACAAACTTTGGTAGTTGTGGCAACAGTGGTGGATACCGTACCAGCCATTGTTAATTATGAATAAAGTAGACCTTTTCGGAAGAGAGATACCTCTCAGAACTCATTACTGTCAATTTTTTGAGGAAGACCCTCAACCTGTGAACGAACCAACAGTTAGTTTATATGTTAGATCCAAATTCTGTAACTCAGAGTGTAAATTCTGTATATGGGCGGAAGATGCTCAATATTTTAATGAGAAAAAATACAGAGAAGTACTTGAAGGAATTGTAAGTAAAATTAAAATCAAAAAAATATCTTTTACTGGTGGTGAACCAACTATGAATTTTAAGAAATTTAAAAGAATGGTTCAAATTGCTAAAGAAATAACACCTGATACAAGAATGTCTGTTAATACAGATGGTTTAAGATTGAAACAATTATTTGAAGATGATGTTGTTGAGAATTTTTATAGTGTTGCTTTAAGTAGACATCACTATGATGATAAAATTAACAATGAAATTTTCAATTTTAAATGTCCTTCTACTGAAGAAATTAAACAAATACAGGAAAAATATCACGATAAAGATATTTTACATTTTAGTTGTAATCTAATTAAAGGATATATGGATAATAAAGAAGATATTTATAAGTTTTTAGAATGGTCTTCAGAAGTTGATGTTAGAAGTGTTGGATTTGTTTCCTTAATGCCAGTGAATGATTACAGTAAAGAACACTTTGTTGATTTTAAGATTAAAGATTTAATTAACGAAAGATTTAATATCACAAAAGAATGGCAATATAAAAATATGTGCAAATGTAATAACTACGTTTATATTCCTGAAAATCTTAATATAATTAAAGTATATCAAAAGAATACTTTTAAACCATTTGATATACAAGAAAATTTAACTTTTGATGGTGAAAATCTAAAGGTTGGATTTGGAGATGATGTTATATACTAAAGCTTGATTTAATAATATTAATACACTCATCTAATCTTTCTTGCCATTCAGTACCACCAACTTCAATAAAATTACATCCTCTATTTATGAGCTCTTGTTTAATTACATTGTAGTGATCCCATCTTTCTTCAAGAAAGTTTCGTGTTCCATCTTGAACTGATTTACAATCTGGTTTTAATAAAAGATATAAATCATATTTCTTTTTCTTTTCTAAGATGTCTAAGAAATAATCCTCCGTTTGTTTATATTCATTCGGACAATACATTTTTGAGAAGATATAAGTTGTTATATCTTCCGTATCACAGAATAGTAATTTGTTAACAACAGGACCCTTAATTAACCAATCTTCAAGATCTTGTCTTCCTTTTGAAATTGGTATGAAGTCTTCGATTCCTACTTTATTTCCATTATTCTCATAAACAATTCTGCCATATTCAAGAACGAAATCTGTGTTAAATCTACTTGCTAATTTCTTAGCCATAGTTGATTTGCCTACTGACTCAGGTCCCATGATAGCGATTCTTTTTATAAAATAAGGTTTTATTGAATCTGGTATAAATTCCCAGTTATCAAATGTTTCTGTTCTAACTTTTGTTCCTGATGTTGGGAATGTTTTTCTTTCTAAATCTACAAGATGGTGTTTTATTCCTAAATTTTCCGCATATGGGTCTCCATATTTCTCTGATGTGAATATTACATCTAAATCTGATGGACAGTTTCTTCTAGCTATATCAACCCATATATCCCAAAAATTTGGATGTTCACTTGGATCTTGTGGAACTTCTTCCTTGAAGTTAATTATGGTAAGTCTATCTTCATTTTTATAGATTTCTTTTAACCAATTAAATCTATAATCACCCGGAATTGGTTCATTTTTAAGTGAACAAACAAGTAGAGTTACTTTTTCAGAATTTTCTAAAGCAGTGTCTATTAAATAGAGGTGACCTCTATGTGGTGGTAAGAATTTACCTAAAACTAAACCGCTTTTATACTTCTTTTCCATTGTAAAAGACCAGATATTGATAATAATAAAAATATAAAATATATTATTGATGATA